CCGTCACTAAACACAATAACTAGGCAATCAATCATATTAAGGTCATTTATTTCATTTCCATAATCATCCTCAAAATGAGATAACTTCTTGCCTTTGTGCTTCGTTACATCCTCACTCAGTATCACTTTTTGCCCCTTTATTAATCCTAGCCTCTAAATACTTAATCATAGAGTTCTTGGCTAAATTATCCTTTGAAGCTGTGTGAAGCATTTGCTCAGTTAAGTTGAATTGCTCACTAAGGCTTTCAAGCTCAGCCGTAACAGCCTTGTATTTACCCATAAGAACAGAATAAGCCCGCTCTACTTCTAAAGCCCGCTCTTCCCATTTTTTAGCATAATCAGCCTTTGGCACTTCCTGCCATTGATCATTTGCATCACGGCGATAGTAGAGCGTCTTAGGCATGGAATCATTCTTTCTATACCGTAGCATTTACAAACACTCCAATGAAATCCTGTTTAGTGCGGGTATCCATATCCCATGACTGGATAGTTTCAATGTTCTTTTTGTCCGCCAACTCTTTCGCCTTGTCTTTATCGGCAATAGTCTTAGCTCGGAAAGCCTCAGTTTTGATCTCTTCAAAATACGGATGGCTCGACATAATCGGATAGCCAGTGATGGCCACACCATAAAGCTCTGTATCAATAAATAACTGAGCTGGAATGTGATTACCTGTCATTTTGTAGAAGTCACGACAGGCGGCGCTTAGGTTGGCTGTGTTTAGCTGTACTGTTTGAATCATGGTAATTTCCTTTTTAAAAATGTTAGCACTTCTTGAAAAGCGTTAATTTGCATATTGTTATCATTGGCCCAGTCATCGGCGGCCAATACTAAGTTATCAACCATACTGCAAAATGATAACGACATGGCATCATAATGTTGGCTTAGTGTTTGGTATAGGCTCATTTCTCAAATACCTGAAAAACCGCATTAATAGTGCTATCCAGAATCTTTTTAAAGATAAGGCCAATACCTATCCAAAAGATCATTGCAAATACCTCCAATCCCGTAATGCCTGATTTAGCATAGGCGGATACTGCGATAATGCACCAGCATACTGTTAAGAATGCGATTAGACGCTTAATGTTTTGTTTCATGTTTAACCCCTTGTTTGTGTGTTTTTAAAGAATAGCAGTCATTATTTATTTCGCATTGGCAAAAACTACCAACTTTATTGATATTTATTAGCAATTTCTTACAAAGCTAAAAAAGCCCCTTTGATATTAATCGCAGGGGCAAACGGTCTAACTTAGAGGAAGTAATCACAAGTGTAAGCATCTACTCAAATACTTACCCGCTGATTACTATGGGCCTAATATTAAAGGGCGGTGTCATGGAGTCGAACCATGTTGACCTAGCCTTGCCTTTCACCTTCTCAGGATTCGAACCTGACAGCTATAACAAGCACCCGCACACCACTTAAAACCGCCCTAGATGCTCACGCATGTAGTTGACGGGCAACTCAACACCTCCTTTTCAGAAAGTCATCCGCATAGAGTCTTGTCTATGCACAAGCAGTCTATCCCGCTGTCACCAATTTAAAAGTGGCTCCGTAACCACAAGACAAATACTAGCAGCGCCAATGCGCACATGCAATTCTAAACACATTCAAAGATTCGATATATAACACCTAGAACCTATCGAAAGATTAACGCCAATGCGCATATGCAAAGTGCTATATTGTAGGTGTAATTAACGGAGCTATCCAAATGAAACAACAACTTACAACCCGCTTTAATAAGCCAAAACTAGAAACACGCGCCCGATCTATTGCACACGGTACAGGTTTAACTATGAGCGATATCAACCGAGCGGCTTTGAATATCGGCCTTGATAAACTGGAATGCTTAAAGGCGGACTACCCTAATAAGTTCGAGCAATTTGTACTTGATAATCAGGAGGTTAAACTATGAATAAGCACAGCAAGTACCGCCCATTGATGGATGATATTCAAAACAAGATATGCAATGCCGAAATAGGCGTTACTGGCCTTTATAGATTGATGCTTGAAACGCTAGATGAAGCCGAGCAAGAGTTGGCCACCCTCAAAGCATCAATACCTAAGATCAAGGCGGATGCTGTGCTGTCGCTAATTGAAGCAATAGAAGGTGCAATTGATAATGACTTTATAAGCATAAAGGAAGTTGAAGAGATGCATCTTGAGGATTTTTGTGAGCTAGCTAAGCGACACGCCAACAAACTGGAGGCCGGAGAATGAATAAAATTAACATGATAATAGCAGCTTTCGCGGCGCAGTCATTATTGGTGAATGATAGCCCGATAAAAACAAAAGAGAGAAGGAAAAAGCAGTGCCTACAGTGCGGAGCGGCGCACACTCACAATAATAGTTTTTGCAGTCGAGAGTGCTGCAAGGGGTATAGGAAATGAAATGCGCTCACTGCAATAAACGACTATGGTTTTGGCAAAGCCAAGCCATAGTCGGGAAAAGGTTAGGTCAAACCTGTGTCATCCACATTAAATGCTTAGAAGCGTGGTAATTAAAATGAAATTCAAAGAAAAGCGCGGTAACGTATTCGTATTTAATGGCGGCTATGCTGGGGGTGAGTTGGAGGTACTAAGCACAAAGCTAGACGGTGTAATGAAAGGGATTACGCATAAGGGCGTAGTGGTTTGGAAAGATATGGATATAGATACACTAGGGGATATAGTCCCATACCAAGACATACAAACAGCAGTAAACCTAATGCAGATTTTGATTGATGAGGGGTTGGTATGAATGATATGACACTAATTGCATTATTTCTTGGCGCTTTTTCATTATCGTTAATAGTATCGACTGTTGTCTTGTGTTTGAAATTGGATGACGCTTACATAGAAATAAATAAACTTAAACTAGATATAAAACAAAAGGATATGGCATGAATATCACAAAAGAGCAGATTGTATATTGGCTAAATAATAACGGGATTCAATCCGTTAGCGATCAAGACCTAGTTAATGTCATGGAGCAATGCTTCAACGACCTTTCGCCTAAGTGGGTTAGTGTTGATGACAGGCTGCCTATATTAAGAAATGAAGGCAAGCATACTCAAGTTAGAGTTCTTGCGACAGACGGTTATGAAGTCTGCGAGATAAGCTTTCACTCAGGCAGTGTTCCTACAGATTGGTATGAATGGAGTGAGTACGGAGATATTGAGCCAAATCTTATTACACACTGGGTGCCACTACCAGAACCACCTAAATAACCCACAGCCACTACTAAGCGGCTTTATACAAAGGACAAACATGATCACATTAGAAAGAATACTCAAATACATCAAAGAAGACATTACAGGCGATGGCTCAATCACTTTTGATAATGATGAAGATTTGGCAATGTACGTTTTAACCTGTGTTGATAATCTAGCCCCAAGACGTACAGAGCAGGATTTAATCGACAGACTGGCAAGTAGAACCCGAAAGGTTGAGCGCCTAGAAGAAAGCAACAAAAAACTAACAGGTGACAACAAAGCAAAGAATGGGCTAATAAACAGCCTCAAAGATAGAAACATAAGACTAAAAGCTAAGCTATCTCATATGATTGATCTAACGCCTAATTCGTATGATAAGATCGAGGCGTTAATGGCTATAGCAGAAGATAGTAAATATTTAGATTAAGGGGTTGATATGATCAAGTTAATTAAAAAGAAGTATGAATGCTATATGATAAGAAAAGCAGCAAAAATACTAATAAACAGAAATGTTAAAAGAAGCAAATACACCTCAAGAAAAGATAACAATACTATATGGGTGATGGGTGAAAAACTAGAGGCGATTGCACACCGAGTTAATAACGAATACAAAGATTAAGGGCTTAGGCCCTTTTTTACGCCTATTTAGTACCGTAATCAATTACGGTACCATAACCTAAGTCATTGAATTTAAACAAACCTTCACGATACCGATGCAATCCTAATAAACTCAGAAAACCTTCAAGCATAAAAAACCCGCCTTTCTTTCGATTGGCGGGTAAACCTAAATTTGAGGTGATTAGTTCCAATATGGAACCAGCCATAGCCTATGGTTTGTATAACCTACTCTTTCCAACCGTTTTCCTTTGCGTATGACTTAAGCATAAAGTGAACCATTGCATAACCGAGCGGAAGTCCGATCGCTAGAATAATAAGTACCTTTTCCATATTAACCCCTTAATTTATTTTACGGGTTGACGTTGCGCCCGTTGCTTAATTATACACAAAGGGGTTTAAAATAGTAAATGGTTAGCATATAATCACCTTAACGCTTCCGCCAAGGCGTGCTTTAATTAGAAATATAGAAAGGTTTTAAGAGTGTGGTTAAAGGTAGCGAACTTGGCGGTTTGTTATTTCTAGCCTTCAACTACACTCTTAAAGCCTTTTTTTATGCCTATCTAAAACACCCTTTCAAGAAGCCTACGGGCTATCAGTCCATAGTGAGTTGTCACTAAAAGTGCGAACGGGTAAACCAACGGCCAGCACCATAAACACGGCGAGACAATAAACAACAAGTTATCAGGAAATGCGCTTTAGTCCGGCGCGATTGGCTTTCTAAGCCTTTAAAACAGCTAATGTGGTGATATCTAAGGGGAGTAGTGACCCCGAAGTGTAGCGGGTTTCATATCTCCCGTGGTCTATGCCCTATTTAATACGACCAAAATTGAATATAGCTGATAAATAATAACTGATAATACAATTAGATTAAGTTCTACAGTGATGTTCCTAGGTATCACCCTATGGGACTAAAATGTGAACTATTGCCTAAAGGAAAGTATTGTAAGAATTTATCAATAAAAACCATTAATTTTGGTAGTTTTTGCCACTACATAAAGAAAATTATTAATCTAAACTAATCAAACACTAACCAAAGGGGTAAGACATGAAATCAGAACAAGCTATTAACTTTAAAATGCTCGAAGCTTTATTTGATGAAATGGAGCTAGATCAAAAGGTGGATGAAATAAACAACATAAGGGAGTTTTTGCATAGTCACAGCCCATTCAAGAATGAGCCTGTTGATTTTGTTAAATGGGTTAAAAATGACAATGTTGTTTCTAATGATTACAACCCAAACAAGGTTGCACCAACGGAAATGAAGCTTTTGGAGCTTTCAATTGTTAATGATGGTTACACACAGCCTATTGTCTCATGGTCGAACAAGGACAAAAATGCAATCGAAGTAATTGATGGCTTTCACCGTAATCGCGTTGGCCGAGAGTCAAAGGCTGTTAATCAGCGTGTAATGGGGTTTCTCCCTGTAGTGGATATACGCAAAGAGCAAAGCGGTAAAAATGACCGTATGGCATCAACAATCAGACACAACCGTGCGCGCGGTAAACATCAGATTGATGCTATGTCTGAAATTGTAATTGAGCTGAAAAACCGTAATTGGAGAAACTCAAGGATTGCCCGTGAATTAGGTATGGATGAAGAAGAGGTTTTACGATTATGTCAGATATCAGGCCTTGAGCATCTTTTCTCTGATAATGACTTTTCAAGATCATGGGAGGCGGCTGATTCTGCTGACTCATGGGAACCGATAACGGATAACGTAAGTGAAGAGGTGGTTGACTCTTTCCGAATCCCAAATGAAGGTAAAGGTGGGCGAATTTTCCACACCTATCATGGGTGGGAATGCCATAAAGCTGGGTTTTACGCTTCTGGCGTTAGTGGAAAAACAGAGAAGGAGTGTAAGGAGGAGTACTGCAAGTTTCTTTCTGATTGCGATAAGTTTGCATCGACACTAGAAAAAGTCATCACAGAATGGAAAACATCTTGCGAGCACTACCTTACAAACTTTGCAATGAACCGAATAGCTTGGCTTGGACAGGCGGCGGCTTGTTATTCTGAGGGTTTGCCGTCTAAATATTGCAGTGGGTTTAATTTGCTCACAAAAGAGCAGCAGGAAGCAGCAAATAACGTAGCTCTAATTTATTTAAATAAGTGGCTGACCTCTAATGGCCGTGAAGAAGTTGGAATGGATGAAGCTTTGAGTGCTGGCAGACAAGTGGAGATTTACTAATGAGTAAAAAGATTTACACAGATACAAGTGTTCTTGCGGCAGCTCAGGCAAGAATAAGCGAATCATTTGATAATTTTGAACGCCTTTATATTTCATTTTCAGGTGGTAAGGATTCGACAGTGATGACCCACCTTGTATTGAAGGAGGCTATAAAGAGGGGGCGAAAGGTTGGGCTTTTGATTATAGACTTAGAAGCTCAATATACGGCAACTATTGATCACATTCGTGAAATGGTCGAATTATATAAGGATCACATTGATCTTCACTGGTTTTGCGGCGAGCTACTTTTGCGAAATGCTGTGAGTGATTATGAGCCAAAATGGGTGTGCTGGGATGAAGAGAAGAAAGACATTTGGGTGAGAGAGAAGCCAGAAGAGGCAGCGGACTTAACTCAATATCCATTCTACGTGCCTAAGATGGAATTTGAAGAGCTTATGGTTATCTTTGGTAAATGGTACTCAAAAGGCCAGCCTTGTGGTGCGTTTATTGGTATCAGGTCTGATGAAAGCCTGCATCGTTACAGAGCTATTGTTTCCGATAAAACTGGAATGATGATGAATGGACGGAAATGGACAACCAAAGTGGCTAAAGGATTGTTTAATCTTTATCCTATTTACGATTGGCGCACTGAAGATATTTGGCTTCTTCATGCTAAAAACCAAGATCTTTGTTACAACAAAATCTACGATATGATGACCAAGGCAGGGGTTAAGTTTTCAAACCAGCGACTATGCCAGCCTTTTGGTGATGATCAAAAAAAGGGTTTATGGCTTTATCATATACTTGAAGCGGACACTTGGTATAAATTAATAAACCGTGTAAGTGGTGTGAACTCCGGTGCCTTGTACTGCCAAGATACAGGAAATATCACTGGTAGCCAGAGTATATCAAAGCCAGATAGCCATACATGGGAGTCTTATACAAACTTCTTATTAAAATCTCTTCCTAAAAAAATGCAGGACAATTACAGGGAGCGTTTTGTTAAGTTTATATCTGGGTGGAAAAAGAGAGGCTATAACTCAATTCCTGATTTTGCCCCTCATGACCTTGAGGTTAAACAATGGGCGCCTTCTTGGCGTAGAATGTGTCGATGTATTTTGCGTAATGACTACTACTGCAAAGGCCTTGGACAAACACAGCCCAAATCAGAGGCATACGGGAAATACAAAGCACTAAAAGAGGTGGAGAAAATAAATGAATCAATTAGCAGTATTTAATGATTCAGCCTATAAGATGCCGTTAAAGGACGGCACCTTATTTGAGCTGCAAGACAATGATTTAATTATGTTTAAGCAGGTATACACGGCCATAAACGTTGATTTTGAGCTTAGAAAGATGATTGCTTGGCTTGTGTCAAATCCAAGCAAGCGCAAGACTAGGCGCGGTGTTATGAAGTTTATAAACGGGTGGTTAAGTCGAGCTAAACCTGAGCCTATTAATCAACAACAAAGCCAACGACAGTACATACAAAACACGACATTAGAGCAAAGGCTTAATGATGACAGTTGGGCTTGTTAATCCGCCAATTGCAAAAGAGCCGGCAATATCACGACTACAGGAAATGAGGGCGCAGTTATGACAAAAGCTGAATTTTTAAATTCAAGTTATGGAGGAAAAGATAAGGTTAAATACAAAGGCTTGATTTATGATATTTATCAGGTTGATTTTGAAGAGCGGCTATTCGCGATAAATCAGTACAACGATGAAGATAATTTGTCGTGGGTTAGATGTGAAAACGTTGAGTTTATACCTTGGAATAACCATAAGGCTTTGCTAAACTAACCAAATCGGTAGTCGTGCACTGGTAAATATAATGAGAGCATTTTGTGGGCTTACCTTTGGGCCGCACGAACGCAAATGTAAGCCTCTCACCATCACAAAGGCATATCAAATGAATCTAATTCAATCTCAAATAAAAGTAATGACAAGTCACGAGATCGCCGACCTCACAGGTAAGCGCCATCCAGATGTTAAGCGTGACATAGTAAACATGCTTAATGACTTGCAAGAAGATGTGAGCAGATTTGCTCATACCTATCTAGACACACAAAATAGAAAGCAAACACAATACCACTTAGACAAACTGCATACAGAATGCTTGTTAACCGGATATAGCGCAAAAGCTCGCATGATGGTTATAAAGCGCTGGCAAGAGCTAGAAGCTAAAGAAATTGAAACGCCAGAGCAATTAATGGCCCGCGCCTTAATATCTGCTCAATCTGTCATTGAGGATAAAAACCGCCAGCTAGAAGAAGCCAAACCCGCTATTGAGCTGCATGAATCAATCGTAAATGACGATAGCACCCTATGTATGCGTGATGCTGGTAAAAAATTACAGGTTAAGCCTAACAAGTTTGTGGAATGGCTACGGGTATCCAAGTATTTAACCTATGACAATATCGCCTATCAGTCACACATCAACGCTGGATACCTAGTTTTAAGTACTACAGAGCAGAACGGCAAACCTCGCACTAATACCCGTGTAACTGGGAAAGGCTTTGCGCACTTTGGCAAGAAAATAGCGGAATTGCGTTTTGTTAATCCTACTCACGAAATCTTTTATAAATAATTTGTAAGTTTTTGCCAATAAATAACCCTGATTTTGGTAGTTTTGGCCAATGCTATACAGGGTTAAAACTGGATAATGGCTTAAAACAAAGGGGGATTTATGCAGGTAAGAGGCGAGCAAGTAGCAAACAGTAAATTAACCGCTGATCAGGTTAAAGCAATACGAGAAAAGCGCGTAGAAGCTATCAAACAGCGTGAAGAGCTAGATCAGTACATTAACATGCGAAAGATAGCAGAAGCACACGGAGTGGCTAAAAGAACAATTAGCGACTTATTAAACGGTATCACATGGAATCATATCGAAGGGGTGAAAGATGAAACCAACTAAAGAGCAGTTAGCAGATCCTAAATGGTGGGATGAGAACTCAAAAGGGTATGATTATGTTTTTTACCTTGAAAGAAATGACGAGTACCTATTTGCTGATGATAATGGAGAAGGCAGCAACTTTAGATTAATAGCGGGCGGGGCAGGATGGCAACTACTAGCCAAACGCCCAGAGCCAGAGTGGGTGCCGGAGGTTGGTGATTGCGAGGTAAGACTTGGCAAGTCATGGGTGAAATGCAAGGTAGACTATATTTGCGATCAGTACATTGTTGTGCTTATGTATGGTTCAAATACGTATGAAGCATTAGTACGGGGCTACTATGAATTCCGCCCAATCAAAACCCAGCGCGAGGAGTTTATAGAAGAGGCAAAATCCAGAATTAAAAACATGGATGCAGACGATATTATATTGTCTGGCAAGCTATACGACGCAGGTTGCCGCTTCGATTTAACTGAAAAGGATGGTGAGTGATGAAATTAAATAATGGCTATATATTTATATGCGCATGGCTGCCTCATGTAGCTTTCTTAAATATGCATACGTTTACTTTTGCAATGGTTGTTAGTGTTGCGATTATTGGCGATTTTATTCGTAAGGACATAGGCCGGACATTATGAAACTAGACGGTGATAAGTTGCTGGCGGATTTGGATAAAAAATCAAAGTACATTAAAGATATGCTAAATAGTCCGTCAGGCCAGTGTTTTGATATTGATTATATAGGCTCTATGAAAGATAAAATTGCAGAGCTTGATAATATCGCCAACAAGATAAGAAGCGGAAACTACACAATAAAGGAGAATAAATAATGTATTTCGGAATGGAACCAAGCCTAAACCTAAGCGCAAAAATGGTTTTATGCGAGGCTGAGCTAAAACGAATTCGCCAAGGTAAGCTAAAAGGCTCAAGCTTTGAGACTAGCAAGGGCTTTAAATGTATTCACAGCCATCACGGCAATAAGATTAACCGCGGCACATATCGCACAATAGAAGCTTGCAATGCACGATGGGATAACTGCGAAATAGAGCGCGAAATAGAAAACCTTAAGTTGCGCTTAAGAGCTAGAGGATATCAGGTAAGCAATACAGGCAAGCAAACAAAGTACGTTGTTAAGATGCCCGATGGTTATAAGTCATTTGCAAATGAAGAGGTTGCGCGCTTGCAGTATGAGACTTTAATTAAGGAAGAAGTTGAAGAGTTAGAAGCAAAGCTAATACCTATCGACAAAGCCGATATAATTTGTAAGTAATCTATCTAATATTTAGCGCCAATGCGCATATGCATTACGCTATAATTAGCTTACACAAACACAGGGGTGAATTATGACAGACAATAGCAATATGAGTATTTGGAAGTCATTTCCAAAGACTGATGAAACTTACACAAAGGTGGCAAGTGAAGGTGGCAGAAAGCTAACGAGCGTAACGCCTGTATATATGGTAAAGCTTGCAACTGAGGCGCTAGGGCCAATTGGTCAAGGTTGGGGCTATAGTATAATTGAGGAGCGCTTTGATAATACTAAACCGATTTTGCTAATCGAAGGCGATAAATCAAAAGGCGTTGCGCCTGTATATATGATGGATAATGGTCAGATAGTATGGGAAAAAACCCATACCGTAGTAATGGAAATGTGGCACGGCACGAAAGAAAACACATTTATCCAGTACGGCCACACAAAATACAGCTACATGACAAATACTGGCAAATTTTACGTTGATCATGAGTATGGCAAGAAATCAGTGACAGATGCTATGACCAAATGCCTAAGCTTAATCGGTGTGTGTTCTGATATTTACATGGGTGAGTTTGATGACGCCAACTATCGCAGCGTTGCCAAGCTAGAAAATGACCTCAAAAAAGCAGACACAAACGACAAAGTCTATCATCAAAAAGTAGAAGAGCTTAGAACTTATGTAAAAGAAATGGCAGTGCAGATCTCGATGTGCCCAACTATTGAAGCGATGCAGAAGGTAATTAATGTCGCTTATGGCAAGGTGCATCGCGAATGCCCGTTATTAAGTTTAAATCCAGAAGAAGAAAGACAGGCGTTAGATAACGCATACATGGAAAACGAAGCAAAAATCAAAGGAGCATAAAAATGAGTGAGCAAAACGAACTAATCGTAATTGAAGAAGTTAAAGCTGTTGAAGTTTTTACCAATCAAGGCATTAAGCCATTAATTGAAATGGTAAGAGAAAAGGCATTATCAGAAGTGCCAGACATGACCACTAAAAAAGGCCGTGACCGCGTTCGATCGCTAGCGGCTAAAGTTGCAAAAACAAAGACAGCGCTTGATGGCTTAGGTAAAGATCTAACTGAGGATTGGAAAAAGCAAGCAAAGGTTGTGGATAATTCTCGCAAGCTTATGCGAGAAGAGCTTGATTCCATTCGTGACGAAGTTCGAGCGCCTCTTACTGAGTATGAGAACCGTGAAAAAAACCGAGTGGCGGCTCTTGATGCGTTTTATGACAATATTGTTAGTTTATCTAAAACGGTAAACGTTGAGCTCGATCAGCCTTATACGGTCCAAGAGCTTGAAGCTAACCTAGCAAAACTTGAGTCCGTTGTTGTGGACGATTCACTTGAAGAGCGTGAGCTTGATTGTATTAAGGCAAAGGCTCGCGGTATCGAAAAACTAAACTCCACAATCGAAGAAATCAAAGAGCGTGAGCAGCGAGAGCGAGAGCTTGAAGAATTACGCATCAAGCAGGCAGAGCAAGAGCGCATTGAGCGTGAACGCCAGATTGCAGAAGAGGCAGCGGAAAAGGCGCGTGAGGAAGCTGCAAAGCTTATCGTTAAGCAGCAGCAAGAAGCTGAGGCCCGTGAAGCTCAGGCAAAGCGTGATCTTGAGCAAGCAGAAGAGCGCGCAAAGCAAGCTGCTATTCAGGCTGAGCAACAAGCTAAGCAAGCGCAAGAGCGTGCAGAACGTGAAAAGCAGGCCGCTATTGAAGCGGAAAAAGCCCGCCAAGAAGCAGAGCAAAAACGTTTAGTTCAAGAAGCTGAGGCCCGTGAAGCTAACATTAAGCATAAAAAGAAGATTAACAACGAAGCCATGCAGAGCTTTATCGATGGAGGCTTATCAGAAGAAGCCGCTAAAGCAGTGGTGACACTGATTGCCAAGGGATTAATTAAGCACACTAAAATTTCATACTAAATGAACGACAAAGAAGTAAAAGAGCTGCTAGCACAACTAGCAGCGGACACTAAAAACGAACTAACCAAAATGGGGTTAATATAATGGCTACAACAATAACAGGTAAGCTAAATAAGGCTGCTAATGAATTTCAAGCTGGTGCTTATACTGGCTTTGGTATCCGTCTAGGTAAGCAGTATTACGACCGCGAAACAAAGCAGAAAGAATGGACTAATTACGAAGCGGCGGTATTCTCAAATAACACCCAGCAGATTGAGTTCTACCGCTCTAATCTAGTTGAAGGTGCGGTTGTTGAGATCACGGCAGAAGCTGAAAAGGTTAAGCAGTTTCAAGGCAATAACGGATTAGTGTTAAGTATTGAGCTGATTGATTGTAAGCTTGGTTATGTGCACTCAGGACAGCAACAAGGTTACGCACAACAACCACAACAAGCACCACAGCAGCCACAATACGCTCAACAACCTTACACCGGCCAGCCGCAACAAATGCCTAATAGTAATCCTAACTACGATTACGCAGCCGCACAGAACGGAGCACCTCAAGGAAATTTCAACCAGCCCCAGCGGTAGGGGTGCAAGTACCGCCAAGGTCTAATGCATTTGATGACTTTGATGATGATATTCCCTTTATGCGGATAATGAACGAATATATTTATTAAGGAGATATGAAAATGAGTATAACTAAATTTGGTAAAATAACTGAAAAAGATGGTGATTTACTGGTAGAGGGATTCACCTTCGATGGTGTTGATAGTTATAGAGATGCAATGCTATGTTTGCGTGATTATATAGTTGAAGCTATTGATACTGCTGTAAAGAGTAATGACATAGAGACTAATAATTGCACTATTACTGACATATAACCCAGAGGTAACGAGTATGAGCGGAGCGAAAGTCTCTTTTAAGCGACTTGTTAAAAGCTTTCTTTGCCGCCACGACTGGGATACGAATCTTGTGTTCTGTGGTAGCAGGAACACCCACCGAGAGATTAAAAGCTGCCACAAGTGCAAAAAATCTATCACTCTGTTTTCTGGAAATCGTCAGGAGTGGTACGACTACAACGGTCTTGGTGAGGCAAAGAATTAACTTATAACAACACGATACAGGGCGGCGCGTCCCTGTGATCTCAGTGTTATTAAATAAACAAAGGTGATTTATGATTGAAAACATACAACAAACAGCTTTATTAATTGCGGTTATTCTTTTTGTGATTATAAGCAAAACGAAATACGACTCATATCATTACCTAGTGGCGGGATTAATGATTTTATCTTTTTGGCTTTCTTTTGCTGTTTTGCTAGGTACGACATTCATTAGGATTTGGCAGTGACCACGGTTAACAGCGATAAAAGCCTTGAAGAAGTAATAAGTCTTTTACGCCAAAGTTACGCAGAATATAAGTACTTGGATGTTGAGATAAAAGTACAAGGCAAAGCTAGGAGTGGGCAGCAAAGAAAAGCACTCCAAGTCTACTGTCAAAAAATGGCTGAAAAGCTTAATGATGCAGGAATTGATCATGCTGAATGGGAGTGCTATTTAAGGGACAGAGGCTTGGAAACCCATTGGACTGAGGATTCATTTAAGGGGTTATTTAAGTCATACGCTGGGTATTTATATCCCGAAATCATAAATAAAAAAGGTGAGCCAAAAACAAGCAAACTAAAGCGCGACCAGATGACAAAAGTGTATGAATTGGTAAACATGCGAATAAGTACACTTTGGGGATGCGGTATGCAATGGCCAAGTAATGAGAGGTAAATATGGGTATTAAAGTAAATCCAGCAGATCAAGCGTTTAGTAAATGTGTAAGAGCAGCTAACGCTTACACTTGCTATAAGTGCGATGTTCAGTATGACAGATCTAGTTCAGGTCTGCATTGCTCGCATAATTTCTCACGCCGTCACCGCACTATTCGATGGTGCAAGGAAAATGCCCTACCTTTGTGCTTTGGGTGTCATCAGTGGTTTGGTGGCAATCCAGCAGACTCAGGGCAATGGCTAGAGCAGGAGATAGGCGAGGGCGCTATTCAGGTATTAAGAGAAAAGCGTGATTCAAAGGTTAAGGTGTCAAAACTAGAAGAAAAGGACATAGCAAAGCATTACCGAGAGCAGTTAAAAGCTATCGAGAAAAAGCGTGATTCTGGCCAAACCGGATACATTGATTTTGAAAGCTGGCAGTAGTTGGTAGTTTTTGCCAATGATTTAGCTTTAATTTGGTAGTTTTTGCCAGTGATAAAATAAGAATAAGCACTACAATTAATTTGTAATCACAGGAGATCAGCCATGCACGACAAAATAAAACTAATACGCGAAGCATTAAACGCCGCACAGGATGCAGAGATAAAGCTATCAGGATTAGCAATCGAAGCATTGAAAGAAGTAAACGAGTACCTATTCTCAGTAGAAGAGCAAATTCAAGCACTTGAGAGTGAGCTGGAAGTATTGAATATCGAAAAAGGAGCAATACCACATGGATAACCATGATATTAAACTTAGGGCATGGGATGGCAGATTTAATCAATTTGTATATTTCAATGCTCTTTCAGGTTTACACAGCCTAGAACCAAAAGCGCCCACCATGCAATACACTGGATACAACTATAAAGACACAGAAGAAAAAATGTTTACTGGTGATGTGGTTTATATCGCAGGACTTGGAAATTGTGAAATTGGAATTGATAAGTTTTACGGAATAGTGGCTATTCAGGGTAAGTATGAGACACCGCTAATTGATTGTATATTAGAAGGTGACTACCCAGTTAAACTAGGTGATAAATATCAAAATCCGGAGCTATTAAAATGATTAAGGATGATAAAGAGCAAGGCAAAGGCATATTAGCCTTTATATGTATGATTATGTTTTTAGCTATATTCTTTTTTGTGAGTAATGAGCACTTTAAAGAAGAGCTAAAGGTTCAAACTGGAACGCCTAAGTATGATGCAAAGGCGCAACTAATAGCGGCAGGGGTGATAGAGGATTAGCAAAAACTACCAAGCAAAGGTCAAACTTGGAAGATTTGGCCAATTACACTACCCATCTAATCCCGCATAATACAATCTCAATCACAGGGGTACATTATGAAATTCACACTAGAGCAAGCAATACACGAAAACGTAAAAATCATGCTAATTGATAGCTCAATTGACACTCAATCAGATATGAATTGCGCAGTGGATGCAATTAGAGCATTTGATGAGATGATGTTAAGCGTAGGGGTGTTTAACGATACAGAGCATATGTATTTACTTGTAAATGGTCAGCCTATTGATTATGCGCAAGTCACTAATGAAGATGATTTGTTAAAGTTGCTGGAGGTGCAAGTATGAAAAACGCAGATATGCCAGCAATGCCATTTGAAGGCTGTCAAAATAATGGTATTCAGCCGTCATCAGGACTAACCAAGCGCGAACACTTTGCAGCTATGGCTATGCAGGGTCTTTTAGGCTCATTTGGTGTTCATGATGTCACTGCTTATGATGAAATTGCCAGTGATGCAGTTATGGCAGCAGACGCACTACCAAAGGAGCTAGAAAAATGAAACTAACACGCGAGCAAGTGTCACAGCTTAGTGATGTAGAGCTTAATCTGGCTATGATTTGGTTGTACTGGGATAAGAAAATACAAAAGAATTACACTTACATGTGCAGTCTTTATAAATTTGGTTTGCTTAAGACTAAAATAGAATACTTAACCGACTACAACCTGACTATGCCGCTGGTGATCAAACACAAAATATTGCACTCGATTCACTATTGCGCCAGTGGATTGGATGATAAGCCAATATACAAGGCTTACGGTCAATTTAAGTGCAGAACAGAATCAGAATATTGTCCTGCATTGCTTAGAGCTTATTGTGAATGCCTTGTGCTAATAGCAATGGAGCGTGAAGAGTGAGCGATGCTGAGCAATACCCAGAAAAGATACGACAATGCCATAACAAGCTAATGACCATGCAAGCTAACAGACTTAATGAAATGGAGTTAGAAATAGGTACTAAGTCATTACGAGCACTAGAGAAGATGATTAAGCATCTATCTAAAAGCGGTGATGGTGAGGTATTAAGAATGGCATTAGAAGAAAGAAACCGGATAAGCGAGTATCTGTATTCTATAAACAAGTAATACACAGGATATTAACAGGGGTTAGAGATGAGATTAAGAAAGGGCAATAAAGATCATTTAGATATGATCAAAACTAAAAAGCCAGCAATTATTAGGGATAATAAAGTTGGAACTGTATTTTATATTGGTGATTGCTATGAAAAACCAAAAAGCAAGATTGAAGATTGGTTTAATAGAAAGCCTATAAAATGGTCAACAAGAAGTATGCTTGATCACCCTAGTTATCTTGCTGACTTAAAAGGGCCGTTTATTTGTCTGAATGTAGATTGCGGGCTTCTTAGTTATCGCCATTATTTTTATATGCAAGATTTCAAAACACACAATGAGCTAAAGGAGCGCATCAAGGGGGAAATTGCCACTGTACAGCCTGTCTTTAATGACTACAGCCTTGGAAAGGAGAGCCTTAAGTCAGCAGAGGAAAGGCTTGGGATAATAAAATACGGCTCTAGAGATAAGAAAAAGATTGAATCAAAAGAGACTTATGACGAGCCTAGTGGTAGTACAGTAGCATTGCTTAGTATTCTTGGTTTGGTGGCTTTTTGTCTTGCTATTTACTCTATTGTTTCAGTTGGCGGCTAGGTACAATCGGAGGGGTTAGATTTTATTCTTTAAAATGGTAGAATCTGACCATTAATCAAAAGGTGACAGCATGAAAACCACAACAAAGAAGCCAACAAAGAAAACAAAGAAGCCAGCAAAGAAAAAGACGATTGCAGCATCAGGCGGGAATGGAAAACAACGGAAGCCGGATTATGCTTAGTATAGTATCCCCTGTTCTATTAGTTTTTGTGGTTATGTTGTCATTAGCTGGGCAAGCATGGCATAGGCTGCTATGCGCTATAATGGTTATTGTCCCCACAGTTATTCATTATTATTTTTTTGATAGTGAGACAGGGGCTGTATATTACGGCTCAGCAATGGGATTTAGCGCACTTACGATAGCATTGCTTCAATTTATTAAGCCAAACGGCAAGCCCTCTGAATTAGTTGTCCATCTTCAAATTATCTCTTATGCGTTATTAATGGCTAACATAGCAGGCTACTTTATGTGGTATGCCTATATATCACCTGCGTGGTACAATGGAATATGTTTATTCCTTGCAGTTATAGAAGCTGCTAGGCTATTGATTCATACCGACGGCGATAAAAAAGATGGAATTGATGGCCGCTATTATAATTTCAATAATAATGCTAATAAGCGCGGCTTGGGTAGTGGGGGCTAATATCTATGAACGACATAAAGCAGCAAATAGTCGAGCCGATATTAACAAACCCTAAGACTCAGGCATTAGTGGCCAGCTCTACTGTAGGAATAAGCGCAGGCTCAAGTACCATGGAAAGCTTGCAAAACATATTTGGGTTATTAGGTATGGTGCTAGGCTGTGTGCTTAGTGCGGTATTAATATATAAGAATTTAAAAGAGCTTAAAAAATAACAGGGGTGTTATATGGGTTCCATAAAAGATATTAAAACTGGTGATAAAATAGCCATAGAAGGCTTAAATGTATCACCTACTGGGAAGATGTATTTTGGCAAGAAAAAGAAAACAGGTAGAAAAAAGCCAGACCATATTTTAATTGCTAATTAAACGGTTTCTAGTGCGCCTCAGGCTAGACTAAAACCCCTGTGATACTGAGGCAACCTTTAACAGGGGTAGTGGATATTATGGAAACAGGCAGACCAACTAAGTACAAAGAAGAATACGACAAGCAAGCATATTTGCATTGCAAGCTAGGGGCGGCTGATAAAGAATTAGCTGCTCTTTTTAGTGTTTCCGAGTCAACGCTTAATAATTGGAAGCATGACCACCCAAGCTTTTTGGAGTCCCTAAAAAAGGGTAAAGACGAATTTGACACTAATGGTGTTGAAAATGCCTTACTTAAACGCGCTCTAGGTATGAGTGTGGTAGAGACTCGATTGAATGGTGGTGGCGATGATGACCAAGCCTCCGCAGCAGTAGAAACAACAAAAGAACTGCCACCTGACCCTACCGCTTGTATATTCTGGCTTAAGAACCGTAGACCTGAAAGATGGCGCGATAAGCAAGAGCAAGTACAGGTTCAAATGTCTCATGAAGAATGGCTTGAAAGTCTTAAGTGATGGATAAGCGCCAGCAGTTGAAGGATGACTTCGAGTTTTATTCTAGGAATTGCCTTAGAATTAGAACAAAGCACCAAGGTTTAATGCCTTTGGTGCTTAACAGCGCTCAGAAGTACATCCACGACAAGCTCCAATCCCAAATAGAAAAGAATGGCCGTGTTAGGGCTATTATCCTAAAAGGTCGCCAGCAGGGTATGTCTACCTATGTTGAGGGCCGCTTCCTATGGAAAACCACACACAATAAAGGTGTTCGAGCTTTCATACTTACGCATGAGGGTGAATCAACTAACGCACTTTTTGAAATGACAGAGCGTTATTACTCAAACCTACCTGAGTTTGTTAAGCCATCAGTGGGTGCCGCTAACGCTAAAGAGCTTCATTTTGATTTATTAGATTCTGGCTACAAGATCGGTACAGCAGGAAACAAGGCGGTAGGTCGCGGCCAGACTATTCAATACTTTCACGGCTCAGAAGTAGCCTTTTGGCAGAACGCCTCAGAGCATACAAAAGGGGTTATGCAGGCGATACCTGATGCTGATGGAACTGAGGTTATATTTGAGAGCACGGCTAATGGTGTTGGCAACTTCTTCCATGAGCAATGGAAGTTAGCAGAAAAAGGATTATCTGAGTTTGAGCCTATCTTTGTTCCTTGGTTTTGGCAGGATGAATACACAAAGAAAACACCAGAAGGATTTACACCGACTGATGATGAATTAAAGTTAATTGATCAGTATGGCTTAACACATGCCCAATTAATGTGGAGGCGATCAAAGATTGCAGAGCTAACCACTGACGGTATGGATGGTGAAAAGGCTTTTAAGCAGGAATACCCAAACAATGCAGCAGAGGCCTTTCAGGTATCGGGCGGCGATGGCCTCATAACACCTGATATGTGCTCAAAGGCTAGAATCAATACTGCAAATGGTAATGGCCCGCTTATTGTTGGTGTTGACCCGTCTAGGGGTGGGGATAGGTTCGCAACCATTAAGAGGCAGGGGCGCAAACTATATGACCATAAAGCGTATTCTGGCGAAGAATGTAATGCACTCGGCAAGAATGTAGCTATATGCAAGTCCCTACTTGATACTGTATGTCCAATAGCAGGCAAAAAGCCGGATATGATGTTCATAGATTTTGGTTCTGGTGCTGATATTGTTGATAGATTGATCGAATTAGGGTATGAGGGTAGAATACGATCTATAAACTTTGGCTCAACAGCGCTAGACCCTGTTAAGTATCGCAATAAAAGGAATGAGATTTGGGGTGAGATGTCTGAGTGGCTTTGTGATGAATCCATGCCACCTGATATCCCTGATAGCGATGAAATACAGGCTGACTTATGCGCAAGCCCTTATGACCGAGATTCTAATGATAGGCGTGTTCTTTGGTCTAAGGATAAGATAAAAAGCAAATACGGATTTAGTCCTGATTACGGTGATGCAGCAGCACTAACTTTTGCAGAGCCTATAAGGGTTGATAATATAGATTTGTCAAAACTTCATATAAGTTCTGTCAATAATTGGTGAGTAGATGAAAGATATACAAGAAATATTAACGGATTTTAAAGATTCCATCGGCTCATCTTATGATGTTAATCAGCAATGCTTAGAAGATATGGCCTTTGCTCATATCGCAGGTATGCAGTGGGTTGGCAGTGATAAAGATCAGTTTGTTAATAAACCCAAGCCTGAAAACAATAAACTATTCAAAAGCATCAACCGCCTATTAGGTCAATATGACCGAATGGAGTTGAATGCCCGTATTGCCAGTGCAAGTAATGAGGCAACGGATGAAGATGCAGATTTACTACAAGGCCGCTGGCGTAATGATTTCAATATGTCCGATGGTGTTGAGGCTTATAGCAACGCAGCTAAAGAGGCATTCTTTGGTGGCTTTGGCGCTGTTAAGGTTGTGGCTAAGTATGAGGATGAAGAAAATCCAAGTGATGACAACCAGTATCTTTGTATTGAGCCTGTATATTCAGCGGCTAGTTCGGTTGTATTCTCTGCGGGAGCTATTCGCAAGGATAAGCAAGACTCAAAGCAAGGCTGGCACTTAGTAAAAGTTAATCGCAAAACAACTGAGGAGGAGTTTGGTGTTGATCTATCGTCATTCCCTCAGTCTACACATGATAACTTCTTTAGTTGGTGCGGTGATTCAACCAAAGATGTATATGTGGCTCATTACTATGAGGTCATTGAAAAGAATTTAACCGAGTATCAATTTGAGCTTGAAGGCCAGCAATTGATTATTACCACTGGCGACGGTATTAAAGACCAGTTTGGCGACAAGGTAACAAGAGCTGAGCTTGATGAGCTGAAAGAGTTATTGGAATACAAAACAACCCGCCGCAAAGTTAAATATGTTGAATATGCTTTAATGTCGGGCGATAAGTTTTTAATTAAGCCAACCAAGACCCCTTTCAAGTCTATCCCTATCATTCCCCAGTATGGCTACCATGTAGTTATTAACGGTGAAGAGCACTATTGCGGTGAAGTGGCTAGGCAGCGTGATAATCAGCGCTTCCTAAATATGGGCTTTGGCTCAATGATGGAGATAATGGCGCAAAATCAAGTAGCTATTCCTGAATACACACCAGAGCAAGTTAATAAGCACGCTGCATTCCATGCCCGTAAAGGTATCGACAACCCTCCTTACTTGCTTACTGATGCTATTAAGGATGCTAACGGCAACCCTATCCACTTTGGCCCTATTGGTATGCACCAGCCGCCGCAGCTTGGGACTGGTCTGGCAAGCGCACTGCAATTCCTTGATTCTAATATCGCAGATCAAGCGGGCACTGGGCAATCTACTTTACCTAGCAATGCAGCAGCCTCAGCTATTCAGCAGGTTAATGAGCGCCAAGATGATGCTTTCCAAGAATTATTCCAGAATGCTATACAGGCAATTAAAGCGGCCTGTAAAACATGGCTTCCAGCAGCTCAGAAAATCTACTTCTCTGGCTCGCGTCAAATGCGTATTCAAGGCCCTGATGGTTCTTATAGCCAAGTGGAAACCCTTAAATATGTGATGACAGATCAAGGTTATGGCCCTTATAAGAATTCAGCCCGTGGCAAGTATGATGTAACTGTTAAAATGGGCGAGTCTCACAAATCAGTTAAAGAGGCAGAAGCACAAGCAGCCCGTGAGCTATTGCAATATGCAGACACTTCAACCCCAATGGGCCAAGCGGTTCTTATGTCAGCCGTTCAAGCCACTACTGGCGAAGGCATGGCCACAGTTCGCAAGATGGCACGATTCAATGAGATTAAGGTGATGCTAATGGAAGGCATTGACCCTGATATTAAAAACGATGAAGAGCGAGCCTTTGCACAACGTACCATTCAGCAAATACAAGCAGCGCAGCAAAGCCAGCAAAACCCACAGGCAATGTTAGCCCAAGCAGAAGCTCAGGCACGAATGATGGAAGGTCAAGCGGCTATCCAGAATGAAGTGAATGATGCTAAGAAGAATGAGATCGAAGTAGCTAAGCTTCAACTTAAAGACAAAGAGCTGAATATTAAAGCTATCGAGGCGGGTGTTGATATTGAAAACACCCAAGCCAAGACGCAAGGCGAGTATTTAGACCAAAACATTAAGTTAGCTAAAGAGATAGCGGGGCGCTAAGCCCCTTATTTCGAAATAATACCCAAAATAACAAAACCAAGTATGGTTATGATTATAATCGACAAGATAAGTAAGTTGTTTTTTGCTTCTATCTCTTCTAGGTGTTTGCGTGACAGGTGGTCGTGAAGTCCATCCAATGATCTTTCATGTAGGGCTGTCATGCGTTTGCGTTGCTCCTCAGCATACTTAAAGCCTCGATCGCTTTCTATATTGCAAAGTTCAATCCATGCTTTTTCATCATCCTTTATAAGTGCTTTTATTTCTTCATATTCCTTTATTGTTATAGTTGCATCGCCAATTTTTGTATCTTCTATTTTCTTGTCAATCTTTTGAAGTATGCCCATATTATTCACCTACCCACTTAGAAAACCCCATTAAAAACAATACCATACCTCCGGTCTCTAAATTCCCTATATCGCCATGAAATCCAGCTGTCATCATTGAAATACCAAAAACCAGTAGTAAGAATATGTTCATTTGCCTGCCTCTATTTTTATGCATTTATCTAGCATCCTTAAGGCTGCGCAATACATGCCTACTTCATTATCATAGTAATCAATACCTTCTATTGATATTCCTTGGTGATTGCACATTCCAACTACATTTTTATACTTTCCTTTCTGGCCTATCATCATTCCAAATAACAACCCATCGCAATCAAACCAATATATATGAGGCCCATCACTCCATTTGTCACAATGCAAATAAGTTACAATTGCTAAATCAAAGGATAGATAATCCTTGCTGTAGATCTTGAATGAATCCCTTATTACTTTCATGTTTTACCTTTTATTTAGTTGACTGTCCAAGCATAACCAACCAACGCCATTAAATCATTGGCAAAAACTACCAACTTTTGCTAGTGCTTGTAAGTTTTTGCTAATCATATAAAATACATGAATGCGCCCCATTGATGCCATAAATCAATGTTATACGTTAGCCATATGAACGGAGAATAAAATATGGATTCTGGAGATATGTCAGAGATTAAAGAAGAAGCAATTCAACCTGATGATGTTGTGGTGACTGAATCAGAGGCAACCGAGGCTACGCCACAAGCTGAGGCAACCGAAGAGGCTGAATTTTATATCGAAGATGAAGGCGACCAGCAAGAAGAGCCTAAAGACGATAGTGGGATGACGGAAAACCAGCTTAAAGCTGCCTTTAAAGAAGAAAGGGAAAAGCGTAAGCGCAAAAATACTGAGTTAGATGCTATTAAGGCTGAAAATCAGCGGTTAAGAGAAATAGCAGAACGTGCTGAAAAATTAGCAATTGAAACGGCTGTGGGTAGAAAACCTAGTCCTTCTGATTACCTTGACGCTCAGGATTACCATGATGCGCTAGAGGCTTACAATCAGAAACAAGACCAGTTTAAACCCAAAGAATCACAGTCAAATCAAGAGCAGGCACAGGCTAACTCTTACCAGCTTAGTGATGATCAGGAATTTCATGCTTATAAAGGTCGTGAAGAATTGCGCAAGCATTTCAAAGACTTTGATGAAGCAGAGGATAGTGTATTTGAGTGGGTAGGCTCACAAGGCTTGCCAACTGAACAGGTTAAGGCTGGCGTTATTGCTTTGACTCACTTACACGATATTGATTACGCGAAAGCTATTTATGCGATTAATAAGCTACCAGCCCTTAAAGACCGATTGTCAAAAGCCCCAAATGATAAGGCGATTGCAGCGGTATTAAAGGAAGCAGCAAGCAAGATCAAAACCCGTCAGGCCGCAAAGATTGACTCTAAACCAGAACCAACGCTTAGCAGCACAGGTTCTATTAGTGTAGCTCAAAAGGCACTAGAAAAGGCGCGCAAGGATTATGCTGAGAATGCATCAATTGCGAACTTTAAGAAGGTTGTTGCTGCTAGAAAACAACTTAATTAAATTTAAAAGGTAAATAATATGGCTAACACATTTAGCAAGGATAAAATGGCTACCCTGTTTGAAGAAACAGCGGCTACTACTTCCTTAAACTTAACCTTGTCTAAATCATTAGACACTTACGATATGTCGGAAGCTTCTGACAAGGGCCGCACTGATGATGCTGCTGGCTCAGGTGCGGATACTGAGTGGATTCCTCAAGAATACCGCTTTACCGTGCAGGATGGCATCGAATCAACGTCTGGTGACTTCCAAGACCTGATTGACCGTAATATCCCAGTGCGCCGCAATAAAGCAAAACGCATTCTTACTCAAATCAAAACTAAAGATTTGCGTGACCCGATGCGCTTAGAGCGTGCCAAAAAAGGTATGGCTAAAGATATTGCTAACGCAGTAGATTTGACCGCCTACGAAACAATGCGCAATCGTGCAAACATGACCTTAGCTTTAACTGGTGACTTCTCTTATGATGATGCAATTCTTGCAGAATCTAAGATGCTTAACCAAGGTTTAGGTCGTTACGATAAGAAGCTTTGTCTTTCTATCCCTCATTACAATAAAGTGGCCCAAGCACTACAAACTGCAAACCGTGATGTAGCAGTTGAAGGCGCTTTACGTAATGCGATGGTTGGCAATCTGTCTACTTTCGACACTATGCGCGCTGAATACATTAGCTCTTTAACTGCTAACGCAACTACTGGCTTAACTGTAAATGGCGCTCAGTCTCACACTGTGTCTACCTATGATGGTTCTGGTGATTTCTACCTAGATAACCGTCAAATGACGCTTTCTATCACTGGTGCAACAACCACCAATTTCCCTGCTGGTACTAAGTTCACTATCGCTGGCGTTAATGCGGTAAACCCTGAATCACGTAGTGACAATGGCGAGCTTCAAGAGTTCACTGTAGTAACTGCTGGTACTGGTTCTGCTGTTATCTCGCCTGCAATCATCATTACTGGCCCTTACCAGAACTGTACTGCTGAGGCTGGTGCTGCTGCTGCGATCACCATTCTTAACATTGCAAGCAACGCGCCTTCACTGTTCTATACCCCTGAGTCTACGTTCTTGGTTCCGGGCTATTTACCAGTTGAACAAGCTGCTGGCGGTGTTGAAACCTTCAACGGTGTGACTGATAACGGCCTACCAATGCGTATGACTATGTGGTGGGATCCACACGGTGAGGCGCTAAACATCAAGACTTTGATTTTCTTTGATGTTGCAGTTGTTCACCCAGAGCAAGTGGGTATCATCTTAGACAAACAAGTCTAAGCAAATAAGGGGCTTAACGGCCCCTTTTCTCTTTAACTTTATAGGGGTGCAATATGCGACACGTTTTTAAACCACAAGGCGCATGGAAAGATCAAGACGGCTTTGAGTACACAGTTAAAGCTATTAACGAACAAGATCATTTGAAGTATCTTCAAGATGGCTGGTTTAATTCATTAGGCGATGCTAAAGCTATTCAGCATGAACCAACTGCAAAAGCTATTAATGTAGACGGTGGTGAGCGTGAGCGCTTCCTGCGTGACGAGATAGTACGAATGAACGGCAAAGCGGGTGGCCGTTGTAGTATGGAAACGCTAGAAGCCAAGTACGCAGAATTGAAAGCAGCGGAAACCGAGGCAGAGTAATGATAACAAAAGGCAAGATTGCAGAGCGCGCGCTTGATAGCTTAGGTATTGGCGGCAATTATGAGTCAGATATGATTGTGCGTGGTATTGATAACCTAGATGATATGATGCTTGCATGGGAGCAGGACGGTGTAATTCTTGGTTATAATCATACCAATGAAACAGCCAACCCAAATGATGACTCAGGAATCCCTGATTATTCACGCCAAGCCGCAATTTTAAATCTTGCCTGTCAATTAGGTACGGTATTGCGCCTGCCTATTGACCCTCACTTATCTATACGAGCGTCTAACGCTTATAAGAATTTAATCCCAATAAGCCCACCACAAATGGCGGCTAATCCTTACATGCCTTTAGGTGCAGGCTCTCAGCCTTATTGTGGTTGCACATATCCAGCGTATCAATCACAGGGTGATACTGAAATTACAACAGACAAAGACTCACCTATTTTAGTGGATTGATTATGACCGGAATAAAGCTAAGCCAGCTAACCAAGCAAGATACAATTACAGATACTGCTCTAATCCCAATCACTAATTTGGATGGTGTTAGCCGCAATATTAGTTATCAGAATTTTAAAGCCAATCTTGAAAAGGGCGGCGTTAGTGCAAAAGTAAACAGCGACCCATCATCAGAGGTTGCCGTTGTATCGGTTCAAAATGACAACATCGGTTTGGCTACTAATTCGGCTGGTGTGCTTACTCTTGATATATCTAAGCTGCCAACAAATGTACCAGTTAATTCTATTAAATATGTCCGCACAGCTGATGATCTAGCAGGGGCCTTAGATAGTTCGGTTGCCTATGTGCTTGATGGTGTAATTAATATGGGCACGCAGACAGTCCTAGTGCCTGCAACTGGCTTAACAATCATTGGGTTTTCGTTTGATGTGTCCGGTTTATTCTCTGATCAACCTAACCACACTGTTTTCTCTTCACCAGTAGGTGGTTCGGGCAATCTGTATATACGTGACTTTAAAATCACAACTAATGGAGCAGGCTCAAAGGTTTACAATCTAACTGACTCCGATGGCCTGCACTCTATTGAAGTGTTAAGCGTAAATTTCGACAACTGCAAAAGCCTTGGCGAGATTAACGGATACCGTCAAGGTTTTGAATCTGGCACTGGTCGTATATTTGGTTCACCCGAATTAACCTTAAGCGGCAATTGGGTTGGTGGCTATCGTGCAACATCAAGCATAGCTGTGGTACTGGATGCTGGCTTTGCTGGCACCTTGTTTAAAGCTGGCGCTGGCTTTGTAATGAACAACCGTTTCTTAACTGATATGAACGTAGACCTTCCTGCTGGCGCTTCATTCTCAGACTTTACAACCGCTAACTTCCCGAATCCTTCTACAATTCAGGTCAAAGGCGGCACGTTTACCCGTAATGGGGTGTCGAATCCTAATGATACAAATATACTTCCAAACCTATCACCTAGTGATCTTGAATGTGACTGGGATAATAACCGAGGCATAGGGAATACATATGTAGGCGGCACAACGACATTAAGTGGCGAGAGCGTTACAAACATTGTTGCAGCATCTACCTTTTATAATCTTGCTGGTACTTACTCTACTGCTGATTTGCAGCACTTTGATTCACCCTCTCAAGGCTCATTGCGCCACATAGGCACAAACCCTAGGGATTATAAGATTAACCTATTTTATGTAGTCACAGGCAATTCAGGGGATTCACTAAGCCTTAAGATTCAAAAATGGGATGATTCTTCTGCTGGCTTTGTTGATGTAATTACACAAACTAAGGCAGTAAATAACTTGGTTGGCGGCGACGATTTAGCATTCTTCAATATCGTCAAAAGTGTGACACTAGATCAAAACGATTACATTAAGCTGCAAATATCAAACAACTCAAACACAAACAACGTAACCGCAAGGCTAGAATCATTCTACGAGATTGCAGAGCGTTAAATATAAGCCTGCGTTATGATTAATTAAAATTACATAAGTGGTATTTATGCAAGAGCTTCCATTAAATGGGTTTTATGACTCAGAAAGCCAAAAACTATCAAATAGGCGGTGCATTAATTTTGTGCCACTGCCTAGTGATAATGGCTCATTGTCTACGCTTTCTTTAATGCCAACGGTTGGTAGGCAGAAAGGAAAGAATATTGATAACAATACTAATGTGCCAGTTGATACCAATGTAAACACAGCTAAGCCAGTAAGAAGTAACTCGGTTCAATGGACTGTTAGCAATATCCCAAGCACTGTATTTGTTAAAGATCAGGCTGTGGTCGCAATGGGTGCTAGTGGGCCTTTAAATGTAAGCAGACTCCTTAAGTATGATGCTGACACTGTGCAGCCGGATGGTGAGCGGGTGCGAATAGCAGTAAGCCCTAATACAATTGTAATCGTTGGATATGGTCGCAGAGATAGCGCATCAGTATCTAACAACTATTACATTCAGTATTCACAAGGCAATGCTTTTAACTGGAACTTACATCCAACCTCATTATCAACAAAGCCAATAGTTGATGTAGCGTTTCTTGGTGGTCGCTTTTTGTACTGCAATTATGACCCATCAAACCCTAGGGTTTACTATTCTTCCCTTACATCACCAGTAGCTGACCCATTAGACTTTATTGCACCAGATGGCAATACAGGCTTATTAAAAGGAATAGAGGTGTTCTCTAATATCCTTTATGTGTTTGGTGAGACTAAAACCTACCTTTACCGTGTTTCTGATAATGTGGATTTGCCTTATTCACTTATAGGTTCTGTGGATGTTGGTCTGTATCAGCCTGAATCTAAAGTTATATCTGGCAGTGGAATATTCTTTATTGGCAAAACTGCTACAAATAACTACGGCTTATATAAGATAAATGGCGGCTCATTCCAAAAGATAAGTAACCCTGCTATAGAGTTCCAGTTAAGCAAGAATAATCTTTATGATACTTATGGTGCCACTGATAACGGGAATAATCCTAAGTGGCCAGACTACATTCCTGTATTTAAGATGAATGACAGTGATCAGGATATTGTTGTATTTAACTCGCCTAAGATATGCCTATGCTTTAGTGAGAGCTATAGCTTATGGCATGAGCGCAAAACATACGGTCGTGATAATTGGGACTGTATAGGGTATGGCCTAACCCCAGAGGGGCCCGCGTTTATATCTGACACATGGGCAGAAAATAATACAGGTGGCTATGATACAAATATCTCAGAGGTTAATAGGTATAGCGGCCTAGAGCTTGGCAGTCTTGTTAATAGAGAAATGACCAGCTCGCCATTCAACGCCATGAATGACAGAATGATTGTGCCAGAGCTTCAACCAATCGCTGAGATTGACTTTAGCGAGCCAGATCAATTATGGCCAGACCCTCAAATAATGATTTCAGTGTCATACGATTACGGTGTCACTTTTGAAAAAGAGCGCTCACTTGGTACAGGCAGGATAGGTAGTTATAAAGAAAAAACAAGGTTCTTTAATTTTGGATATGTTGACCAAGCATTTACGGTTAAACTTAGGGTTATGAATCCATACCCCACAAGAATTATCAAGCTTTTAGCTAGAACTGAGAAAGGTATTTATTAATGCAGAACCTTAGTGGTAATAGCTTATCAACAGAAGAGCTTTCAAGTGTACTGGGTGATAGTATTAGGGCTTTCTTGTTTGTGCAGGCTTTACAGGCTGATAACTTACAGATGCCAGCAGTTTACTTGCAAAAAGATTGTAAAGTGGTTGGTGGTAATCCTACGTTCCCGCCACTACCTAGTGATAAAATTGGACTAATGTTTTTATCATCAGGCACCTATGAGGCGGCGGTTGTTGGTGGTGCAGATAAATGGAGGCGATTATATGACGGCACAACATTTGACCCCTCCACTAATATCCCTTGAGGGAGTAAATAGGGAGATAGCTTTTTCCTATATGGATGAAGAGCTGAAAGGCAGGGTGTTTCAAGATTATGTTGATTTGTCCATAAACCAGCTTCCAGTTAATTATGAGTATATAGGCTGTTTTATTAATGGCGAGTTAATTGGGTTTATCCATCTAGCAAGGTCAAGGCGGTTTATTGTTGATATACATATAAATTTCAATAAACCCAAAAGAGGTTATGCAGCAATATTTGCTAAAAAGGTTATTGATAACTTAATGCAAAGAAGCGATATAAACAGGGTGGAATCTGAGATACCCGTTATATATAAAAGCATGTTAAAATTCGTACAAAATTTAGGCTTTATTGTTGAGGGTGTTAAATCTGAGGCTTTTTTAAAGCACAACAAATGGCATGATTCATACATAATTGGATTAACGAGGAATAAATATGGGCAGCTTAAGCATAGATGACTTTGACCCTACAACAGAGTCAGGTTTAGCCAACATAGCAACAGGTGGTCTTTATGAGCTTCAAAAAGACCCAGTAACAAAGGTTTATGACGAGCTAACTGGTGCGGAGCAAGAGCAGGCCATGAAGGATGCGCTTGCGCAACAACAATCTGCACAAGCTAATCAGCTTGAATTCTTAAAAGAACAATATGGCGACTTAACAGCAGCTCTTTCACCTTATCGAGAAGCGGGTGAAACATTCCTTCCTCAATTGCAAGAAATGCTAAGCCCAGAAGCCAGAAGCGAATATATCGCAAATTACTTGCAAGGTGATGAATACCAGCAACTACAACAGCAAGCATCTAATCAACTACTTCAATCAGCGGCTGCTACAGGCAGTTTAGGCGCTAGTGGCACGCAAGATAGATTAGCCCGTCAATCATTGCAAATGGGCAATCAGTTAGGCGGCCAAGCTTATAATTCAGCATTGGGCAATCTATTAACAGGCACTAACCTAGGATTCGGTACATTTGGCACACAGCTTCAAGCTCAAAACCAATTAAACCAAGGCACACAAGCAGGCTTACAAAACATGGGTAATCTAGCATTCCAGCAAGCTAGTATTGGTCAAGGCGGGATTCTTGGTGATCTAATGCCACTAATTCAAACTGGCGCGTCAATTTACGGAGCGGGTTAATATGCCAACTACACAAGAAGTATTAATGGCTGAGCAAATGCGCAGGCAGAATTCACCGCTTGCGCAACTAGCTCAAGTGGGTGGGAATATATTCCAAGGCTATCAGAAGAGACAGCAAGCAGAAGGCGCTAAAAAAGGCCAAGCTGCCGCGGCTAACTTCCTGAATCTTGCCGTTCAAAACCCAGATAGGCAGGATGAATACCTCACTCAAGCACTGCAAGCTGACCCTCAGTTTGTGAAGACGTTCTTTGATGCTAAGAAAGTTCAGGCTGATGCCATGGGTGGCGCAAAGCCTATGACCGACTATCAAAAAAGCTCACTTGCTTTAAGAGAGGAGCAAATAGAGCTAGATAAACTTAAGGCCCAGCAAGCGAAAGAATCTAATGACCTTAAAAAACAACAACTGCAAATAACAATAGATCAAAAGAAAGCTAAGCTTGAGCAAGATCAAAAAGCAATTGCGGAAAGCGCAAGCAAGGATATAGCCACTTTTGATACCACTTTAAACACAGTTGATCAGCTAATTAACCATGAAGGCCTAGATGCGGCGGTGGGCAGTTCATCTTTATTTCCTACAATTGCAGGCTCCAAGGCAGCAGACTTTGAGGCCAAGCTTGAGCAATTAAAAGGGCAGCAGTTCCTAACAGAAGTAACCAAAATGAAAGGAATGGGCGCTCTATCAGAAAACGAAGGTAAAAAGATAGCAGCAGCGGCGGCAGCTCTTGACCTTAGTATGTCAGAGGAGGCATTCAGAAAAGAATTAGAATACATACAAGAAACAATGGTAAAAGCTAGAAACAAAATTGCAGGCAAAATAGGCAGTAATGAAGATAGCTCACCAGCTTTAGAGTTATCACCATCAGCAATGAAATATTTAGGCGGTCAGTAATGGCAACTAGAGAGCAGCTTATTGAAGGGATGAAGGCGGCCAATGCGGCTGGTGATATTGCGGCAGTTAATGAGATAGCCGCGTATCTTGATACCCTTGAGCAATCACAGCAAGAACAGCCAAAACAGCAAGTAACAGAAGAAGAGTTTACCCAGCAATACGGTGATATCCCTGATATTGATGGAATCATCGCACCGCAAGAGCCAAAAGAAGAACCGACATTAGGCGAGAAAGCGCTAGGTGTGGGCGAGGCCGCATTAACAACTGCTACGGGCGCAGTAGGCGGTACTCTTGGTATGATTGGCGGTACATTCCAAGGCTTGATTGATGAGATACGCACTGGTGAATTTGGCTCTAATGAGGCTGCAAACCGCATTGAGGCAAAAGCAAATGAGCTTATGTCTGCATTAACTTATGCACCGCGCACTGAGCAAGGTCAGGAATATGTTAAAGGAATTGGTGAGGCTGGCGCACAATTGGCTCCATTAGCTGGATTATCCGGCCCATTAGCTCAGGCTGGCCAGCTTAGTAAGGCAGCAGTACCGCAAGCAAGAGCGGCTATAGCGCCAGCAGCACAGAAGGCAGTTCAAGCGGCTAAACCAGCTCAAGAAGTGGCTAAAGGTGTATTCCAATATCAAAGCCCAACTAAGCAAAAGATAGCACAAATGCTTGAGGCTAATGTGCCAGATATTGAAACAGCACAGTACAAAATAAAAACACCATCATCAGGAAAGCAGCAAACTGGATTAGCCAAGGCGCTTAATGCAGGCGGGGCAAAAATAGAAAAAGATAAAATAGCTATTGGCGCTATAGATCAAGGCTTTGATGAAGGAGTAATAGCATCAGTCAAAGGCGCTTCTAAGGCTGATAAAACTGATATGCTGCAAATGCTCAACGTATTCGAAAAGGGCAAGAAAAACCAATTATACGCCGCTAAAAATCGCCCTACAGACATTATTGGTAATAGGGTTTTGCAGTCATTCAACGAAGCTAAAAAGGCAAATAGAAAAGCCGGTAATGAAATTGATAAAATAGCACGCTCTTTAAAAGGTAGGCAGGTTGAATCTGCGCCTATAGGTAGTCGTTTTATTAATGAACTAAATGATATGGGTATAAGTGTATCTGATGATATGAAGCTTATATTTAAAGGCTCGGATGTTGAAGACTTATCAAATGTAGAGAGAACATTATCAACAGTATTCCGTAGAATGACGGGGGATAAAGCCCCAGATGCTTACGAGCTGCATAGAATGAAACGCTTTATTGATGAACAAGTATCTTATGGGAAGGCAGGAGAGGGCTTAACGGGCAAGGCTGAATCAGTCTTAAAGTCATTGCGCCGAGATATTGACAGTGTACTCGATGAAAACTTTAAAGATTACGATAAAGCCAACACAATGTACGCTGACACTATAGCCGCTATTGATGACATCCAATCAGTAGCAGGGAAAAAGCTTGACCTAACAGGCGAGAATGCAAACAAGGCACTAGGAACGCTTATGCGCCGTGTTTTGAGTAACGCACAATCTAGGGTTAATGTTGTTGATGCGGTTGCTGGGCTTGATGATATTGCCAAAAAATACCCCTCTCAAATTGCTATAGAAGGGCCAAAAATGGCAGGTCGCAAGCCTGATTTAACTCAACTAATACTATTTGCTGATGAACTTGACTCAAGGTTTAAGCCAGTAGCAAGAGGTTCTTTCCAAGGTCAGATTGAGCAGGTTGCAGAGCGTGGCCGTCAAATTGCTACAGGTGGAAGCTCTACAATGGCGGCGGCTGATGCAGTAGTAGGCGCAGCGGCAAGAGGTTTAGATAAAATTAAAGGTGTAAGTGATCAAAAGGCATTTGCAGCAATGAGAGAATTACTTAAGCAAGGTGATAAATAATGGCTAATCAAATAAAAGCCCCAATTAACTATCCTGTTATTGCAGGTGGTAAAATAGTAGCAGGCGGCTCAGTGCTGTTTGGTCAGCCTAATGTTAAGCCGGATGAAGATAACCCGTCTACACTTAAGGCGGTTTACCTAGACGCTGCATTGACTCAGCCAGCGCAAAACCCGCAAGGCTTAAGCTCTGATGGTGTATTTGATCAGTCTGATAATGGTGTTTTATTTGGCTCAAGTGATACGGTTTATTCAATTGTTATTAAAGGAGCCAATAACAAAGAGCTGTCCTACATTCCAGAATATGACTTAAGTGATGCAAACGCAGCAGCAGCCGCCCAAGATTCAGCCGCAGATGCGGCGTCATCAGAAGCAAATGCGCTAAGCTTTAAGAATCTGACTGAGGCGCTTTATACTGATTTTACCAATCGCTATTTTGGCGCGTTCTCTTCTGACCCGTCAGTAGATGATTTAGGCAATCCGCCAAATGAAGGCTCTATTTACTTTAATTCCACTTCCAATGTGTTTTTTACTTGGACGGATGGCGCATGGGTTAATCACTTCCCATCTAATCCTAATGGGCTTTTAGTTACTGCCACAGGTACGACTACGCCTAGGGCTTTGGGTGATTGGACTGAAAAAGAGATACTAAGCTATGACACCATCGCTGATGCTAAGGCTGACTTAAAATTAGAAGTTGGACGCAGGGTTAAGACTTATGGTTATTACTCTATCGGTGATAGTGGAGGGGCTGAGTATGTTGTTGTTGCAGGTGGCACTGGCACAGACGATGATGGTAGCTTCCATGACGCAGTTAATGGTAATCAATTAAAATTAGTAATCGGGTCATTTTTCTTGGCAGAGCATTTTGGCACGAATACGTTAGATAGCACCACTCAACTACAGAAGGCTATTAATTTTAGTGAGACTAGCGCTATACCTATGAGAAGCATAACTGAATTAAACTTAACAGGAGTAGTTCAGATAGGGCAGGCAGCGGAAGTAACCAACTTAGACATACAATTATATGACACTAAGTGTAGTGCTGGTGCTGGCTATAAGATCGGCTCCAATAGTTCCTATGTTAAGCGATCAAAATTTACCTTTGGTAGTGTCACTGGTACAGGGCGTATAGCTAATAATGTGGATTTAATCCATATAGAGGCTATGGCGCAATCTAACATAGAGATATCAAACCTGTCTGACAGCAGGAATGGGATACTAATAACCCCAGCAATAGCTAGTGGTGACAACAGGTGGTGGGTAGGCAGGATCGGGGGCTGTGTTAATGGGATACACTTTGATAATACTGTGAATTTTGGTGGTGGTCATGGGCAAAACAATCAGTTTGAGGTGGGGTTAATACTCACATGTAACTACGGCCTAAGAAAAACAATCGACCTCACGGGTTCGCCAATGGATTTAACCTACTTCCGAGGTGCGCTAGATTTTAATATTACCAATGACATACTTGATAATCAGCCAGACTCTAAATCTACATACGAATTAATGTTTAGTGATGACGGCAATGCTTATGTTTCTGAATCCTTGGTAGGTGTTGGGATAGAAACGAGTTTTATTATTAAGCATTACCGTGGAGTTGGTTCTAAAGGTATGTTTATAGGTATGGGTAATGAGACTGCTGGTATATTAAACTATGGCAGAATGCGCGCGTCCAATGTAAACAACATTACTGAGCCTCAGTTTGAAATTAACAACCAAAGTAAATTAGCTGGAAAAACTTCTAGGTCAGAATACACCCATTCTAACCCAGACCAAACAGGAAAAATAAGAGCCGCGCGCATTGAAAGTACTTATATAGATGAAGATAACAGCAACCTAGTCTTTGCGGTGCTAGGTGACGGCAATATACAATCCTTCCTAGCTCTCAATGGGGCTACAAAAAATCTAAATCCCGTCACAGATAACTCTTTTGATGTTGGCTCATCTACTAAGAGACTCAAGCAATTGTATGCGGTAGATTTAAAGGCGGGAGATGGTAGTACCAAATGGACAACAGGGGCAGGTTCACCAGAGGGTAATTTAATAGCTAACATAGGCTCAATATATACTAGAACCGATGGTAGTACAGGGAATACTTTGTATATCAAGGAGTCAGGGACAGGTAGTACAGGATGGGTTGCCAAATGATAAGAACCAATAACTTCAACCCAATATCAGACCCTAAGATTCTTTGCACTTGCGGCCATAAAGACTGCGACCAGAGAAGCGTAGACCAAGAGTCACTGGATAAAATACAGCTTATCCGTGATGACCTTGGCGCGCCTATGGTTATTACTTCCGGTGGTCGCTGCCCTAATCATCCTAATGAAGTTAAAAAGGATAAGGCAGGTGATCACCAGTTGTGCAAAGCTGTAGATGTGCGCTGTGATAATGTGATTATGGAAACAAAGCTCAAGGTTCTAGCTGGCAGACATGGGGCAACCCGTGTAGCTGGTGGCGCTTATTGTGGATTTGTCCATATAGCCTTCACTGAAACTGACCGAAAAGACGTACCAACGTGGAGCTACTAGATGACTAAGCGAATATTGCTGCTCTGGCTATTCTTAATCGGATTAACCTTTGCAGTAGTACTCGCTTTATCTTTCGACATAATCCATTCAATCAAAACCAAACTAAGGGGTTTAAAATGCCATTACTTGGAAAAATCGCAACAGCAATAGGAATGTACTTCCTTAAACGTCATGCAATAGAATTAGCCTTTGACGCTATCGTAGAAGCCGCTGAGGCTGGTGCTACTCATACAGAGTGGAAGCTAGACGATAAAGCAGTAAAAGCCCTTAAAGATGATCGAGAAGCTATATTGAAAATCGTTAAGGACTTCTTATAAGTACAATGCCGCAAGGACGCGGAATATTTATGTGATTGCACCACCTAACGCAAAAAGTAAGAAAATACACATCCAGAATGCATTTATCATTAGCCATATCTTAAGCATATCTTTATAGCTATAAGTTTTGCTAACACCAAGCCGTGGTACGCCAAAAAAATACAATAAAACCAATAAAATCAAAACAACAATGTCTAAAATCATTTTAACCCCCGCTTTATCTTTTCATTGTCAGTTGTTGAATGCCTCCACTTAGTGTTTCCTTTGGTGTTCATTTCATCCCATACTCTATCAGCACAACCCCAGCACATTCCATCTTGCTTGAATTCTTCTGTCGTCATTGATTTGCCGCAAGACTCCCCATAACTGTCTTGGCATTCACATATAAGAGCCTTATTTTTCATTTCACACCCTGCATTTTTGTTTTACTTCGTATTGAGATAGGTAGCACTCACTGCCTCGCCAATCTTGTGCTATTTTTATTTTAGAGCCGTCACTAAACACAATAACTAGGCAATCAATCATATTAAGGTCATTTATTTCATTTCCATAATCATCCTCAAAATGAGATAACTTCTTGCCTTTGTGCTTCGTTACATCCTCACTCAGTATC